CGGATAAATCCTTTTCCTAAATCTGTTATGAATCCCATATTTTTAATCTTTTATATTCCTTGTTTTGTATGTCATTTTGCACACAAAATTTTTTTTGTGTTACTTTTTGTATGTCATTTTGCACACAAAACTGAAATCCTACATTATTATATATTATAGAGTATAGAGTAAACACATATATACGCGCGTGCGCGCGTGAAATCGCATTTCTCTTTCGCCTATAATTGTTCTCTTTCAAGTTTACCCACAACTTTGTAGAGGAAGAGAATTTCAGATTTGTGAATTTCACGATCTGGGTATTCTCGCTCTCCTGATGGTGTGAGTTTCGCATTGTGAGAACAAAGTTTCAGCCATTCGTCACCACGTCTTGATTGGTAGATTGTTTTGAGTAGTCTATCCGATGTAGTGATGATGACGTAGCATCTTCCATAATCGATGTCGTTTGTTGAAGTTATAGGTCTAACAAATACAACATCTCCTGGTTTATATCTGTCGTACATGGATTCCCCATAAACAGTCAAACCATAGCACCCTTTAAAGGAAGGAATGTTCACGTATTCCGTTACTTTATTTTCATTCCCTTCCAATCCTATCCCCATACCAGCACAAACTCGGATGTCAAGGATAGCTTGACCTTTGTCTGTTTGTTCTGATATACCGAATATATCTTTCCCTATCACTTCATTTATTTGTTCAAGATATTCAGTCTTGAAAGATTTTGCATATAGTCTATTATTTAGGGCTTGGTTGGTGATACCAATTTTATCAGCCAATTCTACAAGTCCAATACCGTTTTTTTTGAGGATTTCCCTCACTTCATCACCACTCATACGGATTAGTTTCTAAAATATAGTTAAAATATAGCAAATAATATACGATTATGCTTTGATTTCAAATATTAACCATATATCTTTGACGTATCAATCAAACAAAGAAACAAATAATCAATCATTTTTGCAATACCTCAATCGGGGTATTCAAGAAAAAATATAGGAGGAATCAGGTATGTCACAGAAAGAATTTGAAGAAAGAGCCGGTTTGAAAGTTACCGATGAAGAACGTAAGACTATTGAAAAGTTGAAAAGTCGTTTGAACCGAAGACTTAGTGGAATTGAGAGTGAAATTGCTGAATATAAGCAAAAGTTTAATGAGGATTATTCTAAGTTCCTTTTATGGTATGCGGAAGACCTCTATAAATCGGAGCAGGAATTTGCCCATTACAACAGTTTGTTGACAGCCGTTGAAACAGGCGACTTGGATTTCATAAAGGAATGTTTGCGTCATAAAATAGAAAACTGGAGTGATGATTTGATTCATGGTTCACTTCGTCGTAGTAGTACAAGCAGTATAGCCAATTTTACTCACGTACTTGACCTTGAAGTGAAGCAGAAGATGATAAAGCGTTGTCAGGCGTTTTTGAGTGAAATAGTTGAAAGTCTTGGTTGAAGAAGAATATTAAATCAAAAGGATATGGCAAAGTATTATGTTGAAGTCTATCAGTGTCTGAAAGAAACTAAGATTGTAGAACAATGGGAATATAAATCAGAGGAGAAAGCAAATCGCATGGCTGATAAATGCCGTAAGTTCTATTATCCACAAGAGTATTTCAAGACGAAAGTGAGAAAGGTTGAAGGTTAGTTCTCAAGTTAGAAGGTTGGGGCGGTCATAGAGCCTACCCTTTGATGGGATTCCAACCACGCATGCAAGGCTTAGATTTTCTTTGAAGTTCTTTTGAGAATGTGCCATGAATCGGAAAAGAACTCCGCACGGACAGCGATAAGTCCTCCCCATCCGGTCGTTGAGCCTACCCTTTGATGTGGAGATGTGGGAACTCTTTGGAGTGATTGGCCTAAGCAATCTATTCGGAAGAATCCGCGCTCAGCAGGTTTGAAACCGCATCATAAGGAAGGGGCGAGTAAAACGGTGGGAGGTACCAATGATTTTGGGAAACCGCTATCAAGTGTCGAAGCAAGCAGCCGAAAGGTCGAGGCAAGCAGCATGGTTAAGTAGTAGTCAGCCGAACATGCCCCGAATGGTATATCATTCCATGGCTTTCAGTTCTGGAAGTTTAATCGTTGTAGGTTGTCGGGGTTCTATATTATTAATCTTTAATTTTTTGGTGTTATGGTAAAATTGACAAAAGATGAGTTGCTGACAAAGAGTATTGAAGTATTGGTTGACATGGTTCTTGGTCTTGATGAAGAATTGGAGTTGAAGGAAGAACAATTGAACAGTAAGATTGATGCATTGGATAAGGAGACTTCCAATTCCAAGATGTATTGGAATTGGTGGAATGAAGAGCGGGTGAAGAGGGAAAAGGCCGAGAAAAAGATTGCATCGTTGAAAGGTTTGTTGGCAGCATGGGAATGATTATTTGTCCGGAAGGTGTGGTTCAGATGGTCACACCTTCCAATGGTGCCAATTACGATCTGGAAGAGTTGCAGAAGATTGTAGAAGGATATATTGAGATTGTAAGATTGGATAAGGATACGGTGATGGTGGTTAATGAAGAAGGCAAGTTTGTGAGTGAGCCTCAGGTTAATTCAGTTGCTACCATGATAGCGAGAGCCCATATCGCTATTTATCCGAATGATTGTATTGTGGGCAGAGTGTTGATTTGTAAAAGTGAGGAGGTAAAATGATGAATGATGAAGAAAGAAAGCCGATTGCACCGACATTGAGAAAGATGGAGGTGAATGATATTGAGGCTTGGCCGTTGGAAAGAATTGATACGGTAACGATGACTGTCGGTCGTTTTTCGAGAAAGTTCCGTGCCAAGGGTATTCAGTTCAGGACTTGGACGGAAGGTTTGCAGATTAAGGTTCAGAGAACGGCGTGATATGGAAAGTCTGTCATTAACGGAAAGGATAATCGCGGATGAGTTCTGCAAGGGGTTATCGGATAAGGAGGTGGCGGACAATCTGAACAAGTCATATTGGACCGTCAAGACTCAAAAGAAGTCTATATACAGGAAGCTTGGTATCAGTAAGGACACCGAGCTTCTTTTGTATATGATATGTGATAAGCTCCACAAGGAGTTTGATTTGAGAGAGATACGGAAGCATGGTCTGGAAGTCCTTTTCTCTGTGTTGTTCTTGGTGATGCAGATAACTTGCAATAGTCTGGATGATATGAGAATGATGAGAGTTAGAAGGGGCAGACGGACGGAGTATGTATGTGATAATGGTGTAGGTGATGATGATGGAAAAAGATAGCAATCATTTGGTGACGATCTATCGGGTGATGAATATGCAGGTCTTTGGGTATAGGGTATCAGCGAAGATTGTCGGAGGTCGTGCGAGGTTGGATGATTTGATATTGAAAGGTCATATTCGTGCGGAAAAGGTGTGTGATAAACAGAATGGTAAAATCCGGTGTAATGCGAGTGATGTGTTACGCTATGCAGTTGCTTAGCTTATGAAGATATTGGTTTATTATTTTTTGTTCCTGGTGTTGGCGATGCCGATGTTGTTGGTGTGTTGTGAAGGTTCTTTGTTCCTTCAGGTTCTGGGTGTGGTCTATTCGTGTTGGTATGTGGATTCAATCATTAAGATGTTGAAGAGGTATGAAGCGAAGCAAGATAACGCAAACGAGAAATGAGATTGAAAAGGCGATCGGCCGTTTGGTCGAGTGTGCCCGTGAGTATAGTTGTGGGGAGGAGTTGTTGGAAAGGTTCGGTTGTTATATCACGGTTGAATTTGATGTTACGGAAGATGAGTTCCGTAGGGTTGAAGTGTCGGATGTCAGTGTGTCGAAGGAAGAAAGGAGTTATCCGAATATAGAAGATTTTGTATTTAGTGAGTTGGGTAAGAGGTTGGATGAGATGAATAGTGAGAATGAAAATGATTATCTGGAAACTCTTTCTGTGAGTGAGCGGAAGGAGTATTATTCTTGGTTATCGGCATAAGCCCGTGAGGGTGGTAATACCTATTCTTAATTTTATAAATGGTTGATTGGAAGGATGAGGAGAAGGATTTTGGTTCTGGTCCGGTTGGGGTTCGATTCCCCTACATCCTACGCGATAAGTAAAGAGAAGTAAAACATTTAATTCTGTGAGTATGGTACAGGAATTGGTTACGATTCAACGGAAGTTGAAGGCTCCGAAAGGCCAGTATAATTCTTTCGGCAAATACAAGTATCGTTCATGCGAGGACATACTTGAATCGGTTAAGCCCATCCTTAGTGAGTGTGGTTGTTCGTTGGTTATCAGTGATGAGATTATCATGGTTGGTAATAGAATCTATATTCAGGCCACGGCAACGTTGACGAATGGTAAGGGTGAGCAGGTCAAGGCTACGGGAATGGCCAGAGAAGAAGAGACGAAGAAGGGTATGGATGCAAGCCAAGTGACTGGGGCAACGTCAAGTTATGCGAGAAAGTATGCGTTGAATGGTTTGTTTTGCATCGATGATACGAAGGATGCGGATGCCACGAATACACATGGTCAGGATGTCGGTGGTTCTGGTAAGGTACAGACAGCAGCTACGGCGGTTTCTTCGCAGAATGTCGATGATGATAATTTGTCTTTGGCATTGGATGAAATCAAGCGTGCGACCACGACTTCGAGATTGACGGAGATATATAATTCCTATGAAGGTTTCAGAAGTGTAAGTAAGTTTATGAAAGCTTTGAGTGCGAGAAGAAAGGAGATTGAAAGAAGATGAAGTTGAATATCAGTCCGGTAGTGTTTGACCAGGAGAGTCACACCTACCATTTGGATGGTGTTGTATTGAAGGGTATAACGTCAGTGTTGAGCAGTCAGTTGTTCAAGGATAAATATAGGGATGTTCCGGAGTTTGTGATGGAAAGAGCCAAGGACAGGGGGACGTTGGTTCATGAACAATGTGAGTTGGTTGATTCGTTGGGTGTTGAACCAGCCATTCTGGAAGCGAAGAATTATAAGGTGTTGAAGGAAGAGAACGGTTTGACAGCAATGGCCAATGAATATCTGGTAAGTGATGAGATTGGTGTTGCGAGCAGTATTGATGTTGTGTTTGATGCCCAGTCGGAGAATGATGATGAGGTATATCTTGCGGACATCAAGACAACGGCAAAATTGGATATTGATTGGTTGTCGTGGCAGTTGAGTATCTATGCTTACCTATTTGAATTGCAGAATCCGCATTTGAAGGTTGTCAAGTTGTTTGGAATCTGGTTGAGAGGTGATGTTAAGGAGTTGAAAGAGGTTCAAAGAATCGACTCTATGACAGTCCGTAAGTTGTTGGAATGTGATTTGAATGGTGAATCGTTCGTGAGTGATGAGATTCCTTTGCCGGAGAATGAGAGAATAATCCCGTCAGAAGTGTTTGAAAGGGCTCAGAAGATAGTTTCCTTAGATTTGGAAATAAAATCGCTTACAGAGGAAAAGAAACGGCTTTCCGATGAATTGTATCAGTATATGGAAGAAATCGGAGAAATGAAGTATGAAGGTGATAAGTTTTCAGTGTCGAGGGTTTTGCCGAGTGTGAAGAAGTCGTTTGATGCGAAAGGTTTTGAAAAGAATGAGCCGGAAATGTACAAGTTGTATGTAAAGGAAACGAGTGTAAAGGGAAGTATCAGGGTAACACCAAAGAAAGTGAAGGATTGAAATGGCAGAGGAAGCGATACTTACGAAGCATGACGGTGAGGTGCAGATGTCGAAGGGTTTTGATTATCTGTGTTCCAAGTTAAGAAATGGGCGGTACCGTGTGAGTATCGTTCGGATGTCGGAGAAGAGGACAATCAGTCAGAACGATTTGATGTGGATGTGGATGAAGTGTATCGAGGATGAGACGGGCACATCGAAGAATGATGTTTATCTGTATTATTGCAAGAAGTTTTTGAGTAGGCTTGCAGAGGTGTGTGGTGAAGAGGTCTGGATTTATGATACATCTTCCAAGCTGAACACAAAGCAGATGACTGATTTCCTGACGAAGATTCAGGTGGATGCGGCTTTGGAGTTGGGTATCACTCTTCCGTTGCCGAGTGACAGGTATTATGAGAGTTTCATTGCGGAATATGAGAGAAGATGAGTGGGTTGTTTGTAGCCCGCTCTTTTTTGTTTAACGATCAAATAAATTAAGAGATGGAAATTCAGAAAGTGAAAATCACGAAGGACAATACTTGCGTGGTTGTATTCAGCAATTCTGATGGTGATAATATCACGTTTCAGGGTGGTAATATCATCCATAAGGATTTGAGGGAAGCGATGAGTGCCTTGGTTCCGCATCTGGCGGTTCTGACGGAGCAGAGGGAAGCGTATAACCGGAATCTGATGGAGGTTCGTGCGGTGGAAGATTTGTCGGTAAGATTGTCGGTGTCTGCAATCAGTATTTCAGGTGATAGCCTTGATACGGGTATTACGATTACGGGTAGCCGCAGTTTGCAAACTGGTAAGGTGTTGAATCTGAACACTCCGGTTGCGATGCTTGATGGTGAGACGGACAGATATGAGTATGCCGATGATTTGTATCAGTTGGTTGAGAATATCAAATATGAGGTGAAGCAGTATGTTGAGCAGAAGAAATGGGCTGTGAAGCAGGGAGAGTTGTTTGATGATAATCCTTTCGGTGAAATGGCTACGGAGGTATCTGTTGAGGGTATTGATATTCCTCAGGCTGATGTCGAAGCGATGGAAGAGGCTCATGAGGAGAAGAAGATGAAGAAGGTTAAGAAGGTCAAGAAATCCAAGAATGCAGCGTAAAGATGTTAGGTCCGTTAAAGATTGTACTCACTCCGAATTGCTATAAGGTTTCATTCGATTTTCACCCGATGTTGGCGAGGTGTGTGAAGAGGATACCGAGTGCTGAGTGGAATATGGATGGCAAGTTCTGGAAGGTAAGCACGAGCGACTATAATTATTTGAAGATTATGGCTGATTGGGCTGTAAAGAATCGGTATTGTAGTGGTGTCAAGTCTTACAAGGAGGAACAACCGGTGATGGATTATTCGCTGCCCCCTATGCCGAAATTGAAGGTTGAGCATGGATTGAAGATGAGTCCTTATGAGTATCAGAGTGAAGGGATGGCTTATGCTCTGATGTCGAAGAGGTGTTTTTTCGGTGATGAGCCAGGGCTTGGTAAGACGATGCAGGCTATCGGTGCGGTGTTCATAGCTAAGGCTTGGCCCGCATTGGTGGTCTGTCCTTCTTCGTTGAAGGTGAACTGGCAGCGTGAGTTTATGAAGTTTGCCGGTGTTCAGGCTGTGATATTGGATGACAAGAACCGTCAGACGTGGCAGTCGTTCTGGAGCATGAAGACGCATAGCGGTGAACCGATGTGCAAGGTGTTCATTACGAATTATGAGAGTTTGAAGAAGTTCTTTGTGTTGTCGATAAAGGAAAGCAGTCGGTTTACGTTGAAGAGCATTAAGTTTGATTCGCGTATTGATTTGTTCAGGACGATCATTGTTGATGAGAGCCACAAATGTAAATCGAGCAAGACGCAGCAGTCGAAGTTCGTTGAAGGTATCTGTAAAGGAAAGGAATATGTATTCTTGCTTACGGGTACTCCGGTGGTGAACAACAACACGGATTTGATTCAGCAGTTGAAGGTGATGGATAGGCTGGAGGATTTCGGTGGTTATAAGTATTTCATGGAGAGATATTGTAATGGTCTGAATAAGTCAAGCAATCCGAAGGAATTGAATTGGAAGCTGAGGAAGACATGTTTCTTCCGTAGGTTGAAGAAAGATGTGCTTACCCAGTTGCCCGATAAGACAAGAATGTATATCACGGTCGATATTACAAATATGGATGAGTATCGGGTGGCCGAGCATAATCTGATTGAATATCTGCGGAAGTACAAGAAAGCGGATGATGAGAAGATTCAGAAAGCTTTGCGTGGTCAGGTAATGGTACAGATGTCGATATTGAAACAGGTGTCGGCAAAGGGTAAAATCAAGGCCGCTGCTGAGATAATCAATGACACGGTAGGTGGTGGAAACAAGTTGATTGTATTCGGTTTCTTGAAGGATGTGATTAGTCAGTTGAAGAATGAGTTTCCGGATTCAGTTACGGTAACGGGTTCTGATAATGACAAGCAGAAGCAGTATGCGGTTGATGCTTTCCAGAATGATGAGAAGACGAAAATCATTCTTTTGAATTATAAATCTGGTGGTACGGGTCTGACGTTGACGGCAAGCTCAGATGTGTTGTTCGTGGAGTTCCCTTGGACGTATGCGGATTGTTGTCAGGCAGAGGATAGAGCCCATCGTAATGGTCAGAAGAATGCGGTTATGTGTCGGTATCTGTTAGGACGTGGGACGATTGATGAGTATATGTATAATATCATACAGACGAAGAAAGAGATTTCCAATGGGGTTACGGGTACTGATGATGTGGTGGAAGAGCAGAAGGTTTCCAAGGAGGAGCAGATGCTGAATTTCGCCATGGATATGTTTGGAGATAGAATTTGAGAATAATTGACAACTATGAATTTTAGAAAATTAAAGAAGCTGCTGAAAAAGAATATGGTGGATAAGCGTTTCACGAAAGTGACGTGTTGTCAGGTGAGTATAAGTTTCAGCAAAGAAATCTCGTATTGGGGTAAGAAGTATTACCATGAAAATTTAAAGTTCTGGGAGTATTGGGACAAGTTCAATGGGCGGAAGAATGAAAAGAAATATGGTAATGATGTATGGCGTGTGGCTTATCAATCTGTGAAGCATGAAAAGTTGGCGGAAGAGGGAGAACTTGATACAAGTCTTGTGCGGTATCTTGTATGCAATGACAGTTGTGTTATGTTGAGTGCTAACGGAATCGGTGCGCTTATCATCTGTCGGCCGAGTGAATATAATACGACTGTAAGATATTATTTGAGTGCTCTTTATAAGGCGATGGATGAGTGTGCGAAATTTTGTGGTGGAAGTGTAGAGTTTACTTATACGGAAGAGCAAAGGTTGCCATTTCAGAGAAAGGCTTATAAGACATTGAGATTAGGAAAGGAGGTAGGGAATGAATGCGGATGATGTGAAACTTCTGGATGTGATGTATGGGGTATGCTTTGAATCGAGGTTGAGGAAGTTGAAAGAGGAATGTGGTGAGTTGATTGAAGCGATCGGGAATTATTCTTCTGGTGGGAATGTTGAAGATGTTGAGGATGAGATGAGTGATGTGTTGGCGGTGATAGTCCATACGGCACATATCAGGGGGAAGAGTGTTGAGGAGTTGTTTGATATGGCGATGGATAAGGTGAAGGGAAGAATCAGTAATCCGGATTATAAGAGAAAGCATCCCCATAAGAATCAGGTGTTTGATATTGATGAAAAAGAATGTCGTGAAAGGAATATTGGTGAAGTCTTTGAGTGGAAGGGTAATTAATGTTGATGGAGTGAATTTAGTATATGATGAAAATCCCAGTTGTGGAACGATGTGCTTTGAAATGCGTGATACTTATCCTCTGTCTGGATATATTTATGAATTGATATTGAAAAGAGAGGTCACTAAAGAGATGATTGAAGAAGATGGAGAGATGTGGAAGTATTATCATCCCGGTAGCTTGACAGACCGTTTTGATAGTATTGAGGATATTTTGAAGTTGGCTAAAGAAGTCTTTGAAAATCGTTTTACAGGTGGATGGAAGTTTAGGGTATCTGGGCCATGGAAAAGTTTATCAGTTGATTTCTTGGAGGTCTATAATCGAATGGTAAAAGTAGGATGAGACCGAAGACGGAAAGTCAGATACAGAAGGAATGTGTAAAGTGGTTCCGTGAGCATTATCCGGCCATAGAACCACTTTTCTTTGCTGTGCCTAATGGTGGTGCGAGAAATGCGTGGACTGCCAAGATAATGAAGGATGAGGGTATAAGGAAGGGAGTTGCTGATTTGATTTTGTTGTTGCCTCGTTCCGGTTATGCTTCTTTGTGTATTGAGATGAAGAAACCGGGTGGTGAGCAGTCGGATAGCCAGAAGGAGTTTCAGAGGGTTGCGGAGAAGGCGAAGAATAGATATGTGATTTGTCATTCTTTGGATGAGTTTGTGTTAGAAGTAAGAAAATATATAGGGTGAGTTACATTGACTTGATAAATCAGTTCTGGCGGATGAATCGTGTGGAGCCGTTTTCTCCGTCGGAGGTGTGTTTGTATTTCTATTTGTTAAGTCAGTGGAATGAATCAGGGAGAGAAGATAGTTTCCAGTTGGGTACGAGAAAGATGATTGCCGAATTGAGAATAACAAACAGGACAATTTTTAGTAGTCGAAAGAAATTATATGAGAGGGGTTTGATAGAGTTTACAGAAGGGGAAAGAAGGTCGTGCTCGCCTGTTTATCGTATCATGGAGCATGTGGAGGTAGGCAGGCAGATGAAGACAGTGAGAGCAAAGGCAGAAACGGCAGATGTGGAGGTTGATGAGATTCCTATTCCTCCAGAGTTCCAGGTTCAGGAAGTCAGAAAGGAGGAGAAGCCGGTGAAGAGAAAGAAGAGTGAGAAGGTGAAGCCGTTGGATAAGCTTTTCAAGGTAGAGGAGCCGAAGAAGAGGGTTAAGAAAGAGTTTGTACCGCCTACTCTTCAGGAGGTGGAGGATTATTTCAATACGTTGGGTATCTGTGATGCAGAATCAAGGGCACAGCAGTTCTTTTTCCATTATGATAGTCTGGGATGGCATACAGCCACGGGTGCGGTTGTGCATCGGTGGGATTCATTGGCAAATAAATGGTTGTTGAACGATAAACAGAAAGAGCATGAGAAAGGTCGGTGCAATAGTAAAGCGTCAGATGAAGGCGATTACAAAGCAAAGTTGTATGACCGCTTTGCAGAGAGCGAACGTAAGTTCAGAGAGAAAAAATGAGATTGTCGGGTTGTATGGTGGTCCGGTGGAGTTTGCTGGTCGTTTCAACCCTACGATACAATGGAAGTTGCGAGAAATCGGTGCTGATTATGCCCGTTGTTATGCGATGGATTATCCGACGATGTGGGAGGTGCGTGAGACGTATGGAATGGATGTTCTCACGAATTGGATGGCGGTGATGATTGAGAATCTGAATGATTTCTGCAATGTGAGGGATAAGATGAAGGATGAGCAGAAGGATGAAGCTGCACATATAATCAGTTGCGACTACGGACATTTGAATATTGCCGAAGTCGCTTTGTTTTTTCTGAAAGTTAAGTCCGGATATTTCGGTGAGTTCTATGGAATCCTTGATACGGTTAGATTGTTGTCGATTCTGAAAAAGTTCATGGTGGAGAGGACAAAGGCCGTGAATGCTTATCAGGATAGGAAGGACAGGGAAGATAAGGAATTGGAACGTCAGAAATGGGCGAAGGAAGCGGTGCCGCCTGAAACGGTACAGCAATGGATAAAGGAAGGAAGATTCAAGAATCTTTTCA